GACCAATGTGTCCGTGGAACTGAACACCGGTGGCTGCCGCGTTCCCGTGTCCGTCTTCCTCGACGGGATGAAGATCTCCGAGGACACCAAGGTCCAGGCTCGCAGGATGAGCGTTCTACAGCTCGTGATGGCAGCGATGCGTAAGCAGGACGCCGCCACGTATCACGGAGACCAGCAGGGCATGGATCTGGTGGCCAAGGAAACGGCCGAACAGATCGACAAACTGTATCGAGGGGGACAGTAATGAATGCTCTGAACGAAGAGAACGATCCGCTGGGCATCATGGCCCTGTGGTCCCGTACGCCGGGTGTTCCCCTCGGGCATTTTCTGGCGTACGTCGACATCAAGCTTCTGTCCGAGATCATCGGCGATCCGATCGGTGACATGCGGTGTACGTTCGAGTACTTCAACTCGAACACTAAGAAGCCTCTCATGCCGAGAGAGTTCTGGAAGTTCTGGAATTCTCTGTCGCTCGAGGATCAGATCTACTACATGAACGAGATCATGGCTCCCAGGATGAAGATGACGGGAATCAAGGGGATTGTCGATTCCAGGGACGTGGAGATCATCAACGCGAACTTGGATGGCGTCGAGAGATGGAAAAGGGAGAACCCATGAGACTCATACACAAGTACCCCGGTCTCGTCGAGCGGTTCTATACCATGAACCCGAAGACCGAATTCCTCATGCCGAACGGCGCGGACATGGAAGAGGGCATGGTCGTTCTCCTGGCTGCGAACGTTCTCAAGTGGGAAATCGAGCGCAAGCAGGAGAAGGACTTCGTCGATTTCAACTCGGTGCTGATGACCAATCGCTGGTGCAGGGCTACCAAGGTCTCGTCAGACGGATTCTCCGTGAGTTTCACGGGCGTCTATCCTGACGGGATGGAAGTCAAGCGGGCCTACCCCAAGGATGTCGCCTGGCTGGTCAGGAAAGACCTGAAGCTGGAGAGCGACGAGAGAGCCGCCGAGGAGAGGCGGGAAAGAGCCAGAGCGACGGTTCTCGAGCTGTTCTGGGAAGTCCTCCGTGCGAGGGAGAATCTGGAGCACTGCGAGGACCGGGTCAAGGTCGACAATCAGATGGAGATCTACGTCGGCATAGCCACGGAAAAGGTCATGAAGCTGTTCTGACCCCTTGGGGGTCGGGGCAAGGAGTAAAGAGGCTGGGGAAGGGGTGGAGGCCTTGACGGGCTTTCGCTCCTTCCCTGCACGGGTTTCGTTTCTCGGTGAAGGGAGGGTCATGAAGAAAGCATCGAAGCGCAGGGCGATCGCGCCGGAAGATATGACTCCGGAACTTCTCAATTTCGTCAGGGAAGATCTGGTAAGGACCTTCTTTCTGGAACATCCGACAGCTAGGCGCGTTCGTCTAGTCATGAAAGCAACAAAAATCGACGAAGCAGGAGCGACATTCGTGATCGAGGGAATCGTGCCGGATAACAACGTAGAACACCCGCCGCATTACAACCAGTACGAAGGAGTGGAGGTCTGGGATCTGGTTCGTCAGATGGACTTCAATCTCGGGAACGCGGTGAAGTACATCTGCAGGGCCGGTTTCAAGGACCCGACGAAGGAGGTAGAGGACCTGGAGAAGGCGATCTTCTACATCAAGGACGAGATCGAGCATTACCCCGTTGCTGTACCGGAAGCCACCAGCAGGTATGGAAAGCTGGTATTCACGCTGACCTCTCAGATGAACTACAACCGCGGTCGTGCGGTGGAACTCATCTGCCGGGGGTCGACGAACAACCTCCAGTTCGCCGTCGGGTGCATCCAGGCGGAAATACGAGACCTGCGTCTAGGCAGGTCTATGCCTCGTCCGCCATCCGTCTAAGACCCCGGCCCGGTCTAGGCGGCAGTACAACCACGCAAAGTACGATCCAGAACAGGGGTACAGCCGGAATGAGTGACAGCCCGATATTCGACAGCCTCAACAGCGAGCGGGACTACACCGGAACCATGGAGTCGTTCAGGAAGGAGATGACCCGGTACTTCCGTACGGCGAAGTACATCTACATCCCCGAGCAGAGCAACCTGCCGGACCCGTACCTGGACGGACCCTACGTCGAGGCGGAGGAAGAGGTCTTGGTCAGTCCCTTCGTTCCGGTCAAGGGCGTCGTCCGCGGAACCATATCCGAGGCGAATCCTCGAATCGTCAAGCTCGAACTCTCTGATGCTTTCGAGAAGATGCCGTCTGCAGAAGAGACGTTCAACTCGGAACTGCCTCCGGGATGCACGCCTTCGTGTGCTCACGAGTCGGGTATCCGTGGACTGCTGGAGCATGTGGGGATAGACACCAGCAATGGAATACGCGTCGGTGACCGCGTCGTAGCGGAACCTCTCCGAGACACGTTCGGGAGGGCCCTCAAGGGGGTTTCTGAGGTCCCCACAATGGAACTGAAGGCGAAGGTGCTGGGAGTCTCTTCGAAGCTCGTAGAAGGCCAGCTGGAGGCTCATGGCGTGCTTCCAGAACCGGTCGAAAAGCGCGAGCGTCGGGAAGACAGCTTCCACCCCCTGGACCTGGAGAAGCAGGGCATCTCGTTCACCGACTACGTCAAGAGCCAGATCGAGTGGTTCAGGAAGTCCTTCCCGCACGTCAACGAGATCCGGACGTTCATCGAGAAAGAGCTGGACGGTACCGAGACGATCGTCGTCGAGAGTGCCGATCCGACACCTCCGTTCAAGGCTGAGGGAGTCCCTGAGGGGATCCTACAAGGCCGTACAACGGCGGAGTTCTGGGAGAGCGTGGATATCTCTCCAAAGGCTCTGAGGGCGGCCGAGAGGCGTACGCTGGAGCAGCCCGAACCGAACGTCATCAAGCCTAAGGTTCTGAAGCACTGGTTCGAGTGCGAGAACGGTGCAGAGGCCGCCAGCAGCGTTATAGAGGACGTTCGCAAGGCGTTCAACGAACAGCACCCCGGCTACATCATGACCGCTGTGAACGGCATCAAGGTCAACGACGACGGTTCCGCCACACTCAAGATCGAAGCGCAAGAGCTCCCGCCCATCAAGCCGCTTTCTGAGAAGAACACGGCACAACTCATGGAGTAGTAATGAGTGGTGAGGATGACTGGTGCCGTGAAGTAATCGACTGGTTCTTCTCGTTGACTGATGACGAAAGGACCCTGGTTCTCCTGGAACTGGAGATGTCGCAAACCGATCCTGCCAGCCCATTCAACAGACCCACATCACAGGAGTAGACATGCTCAGCCTGTATCCGCATCAGGAGAAGGCCGTCAATGATCTCAGCAATGGCAAGATCCTGTACGGAGATGTGGGCACCGGTAAGTCCCGTACTGCAGTCGGGTACTACCTGAAGAAGGAAGCGCCGAAGGACGTCTACGTAATCACCACGGCGAAGAAGAGGGACTCTCTGGACTGGGAAGGGGAGTTCCTCCGTGGACACGTGAGCAAGCTGGAGCGAAGCCCTGACGGCAAGCGGGGGAAGCTCTGGGTGGACTCATGGAACAACATCGCCAACTACAAGAACGTCCGAGGCGCTTTCTTTATCTTCGACGAACAGCGCTTGGTGGGTTCGGGGGCCTGGTGCAAGGCCTTCGAGTTCATCGCGAAGCACAACAACTGGATCCTGCTGACAGGTACCCCCGGAGATACCTGGCTCGACTACATGTCCGTGTTCATAGCGAACGGGTTCTACCGCAACCGGACGCAGTTCAAGGACGAGCACGTGGTCTACAGCACCTACGTGAAATTCCCTAAAGTCGAGCGTTATATGAATGAGCATAAACTCGAGAAATTGAGAAAAGAATTGCTCGTTCATATGCCGATGGAAAAACACACGACTCGGGTAACGCATTATGTTCCTGTGAATTACAATCAGGAATTGCTCGATAAGGTGAGCAAGGAAAGATGGAATCCGTATCTGGACCGTCCGATCCGGTCTCTTGCGGAGTACTTCTATGTGCGCCGGAAGGTCGTGTACTCGGATCCGTCGAGACTTGAGGCGGTCCGTCGCAAGCTCACGCAGCATCCGAAACTGATCGTGTTCTACAACTTCGACTACGAGCTGGAGATACTGCGTAAGCTCGCAGAACCCGAGCAACGCGTACTGAATGCGAAGTACACCGGAAAGAATCCGCATAGCGATTCGGTGTATGTGGGTAGACCGAGCAAATGGGGAAACCCGTTCGTAGTCGGTAAAGACGGTTCCCGAGAAGAGGTCCTGAAAAAGTTCCGGGATTACATCCTGACGTCCGAACTGATGGGTGATATCCACGAACTTCAGGGTAAGGATCTCGTCTGCTGGTGTAGTCCTCTAGACTGTCATGCCGACATTCTGAGGGAACTGGCAAACAAGAATTCATTCGCCGTAGCCGAGTGGAACGGACACAAACACGAGGAGATTCCGGACACGGACCGATGGGTTTATCTGGTTCAGTACATGTCCGGAGCCGAGGGTTGGAACTGTATTACGACCGACACGATCCTCTTCTACTCGTTGACGTATTCGTACAGAATGTGGCAACAGGCGCACGGTAGGACAGACCGACTCAACACGCTCTTTTCGGTGCTGCACTATCACGTGCTTCTTGCCACTTTCTCTGCCACTTCTGCCACTTCCTCAGAAAAAGGCTCTGAGGTGTGTGACGTGGACGCGTCAGTTCTGGCCTCTTTGAAGGCTAAAAAGGACTTCAATGAGCGGAGCTTCGCTCGGAAGAACCGACTGCCTTCGTTCACGCGGAAACCGGCAAATTAGGACGACACGGACAGCGCTCTGCCACTTTGCCATTTCTTTACCATAAAGTGGCAGAGAAAGTGGCAGAGAGGTTGACTTGAAGAAACCGCAGGTCAGAGGGTCGACGAAGTCTTTACATTAGGACAAATCGACCCCCCTCTGCCACTTTGCCACGAGAATTCGAAAAAAGTTTTTTTAAAACGTGTTAGGTGGTATAGGTCTTATATTTTACGCGGGACCTTAGAAAAATATTATAAACCTATACCACCAAAACACTTTTCAAAAACTTTTTCCAAAACAAGGTGGCATGGTGGCAGAGGGTGTGTCGTCCTAGTTTGATCCCTCTCAGTACAAGTAGTCCTAGTTTGGCCTAATGTAAAGAAGCACAACCAAGAAAGTGGGTCGAACATGGCTCAGTGGCGCAGGATCATAGAATTTCCGAGCTACTCAGTGAGTGAGGAAGGACAAGTCCGTAACGACGTAGCCGACCGTCTCATGTCAATCAGTCCCAACACTCGAGGCATACCCACAGTCGGTCTGGCTTATCGAGGTACGACCCGTCGAAGGTCGGTCTCGGTTCTCGTCGCGGAAGCCTTCGTCACCACCGCCCGCAGTCTTGAGTTCAACACTCCGATTCATCTCGACGGAGACAAGTTCAACTGTCATGCGGAAAACCTCGTATGGCGTCCTCGATGGTTCGCTCTGCAATACGTAGAACAATTCAAAATCGGTCCCAGTGGATATTCCTGTGAAATACAGGAAATCAAATCGGAGGAAGTCTTTGCGAATTCATGGGAAGCAGCTGTTAAGTACGGCTTGTTGGAACGAGAAGTAGTCTTCTCGATACGAAGGCAGACGTACGTAATTCCAACCTATCAAAGGTTCCGGTTGTACGAATGACAGACCTATACCACCCCGGCGAAAATACATGTGTTATAATGAAGGGATAGGGTAAGACTTTCGTTTCTCGCCGGGAAGGAGTGACGCATGCTGGAGCGAGACTACCAGCCCAGGCTTATCAAGAAGCTCGAGCGTATGTTTCCAGACTGCGTCATTCTGAAGAACGACTCAAGCTACCTTCAAGGCATACCGGACCTCGTTATCTTCTACGGGGCTCGGTATGCCTTTTTGGAAGTCAAGGCAAGCAAGAATTCTCCGCCTCAGGTCAATCAGCCGTACTACGTTGAACTACTTGACCGGATGTCCTTCGCTGCCTTCATCTATCCCGAGAACGAAGAGGAAGTGCTAAGTGCGCTCAGCGACGCGCTTCAGAGGGTTTAATTCTCACCCTCGTCTCGAAGGCACACACGCCTTTCTGAGCCCCTCGAGTTATCACTGGATCAACTACGACCAAGCGAAGCTTCTAGAGCGTCTGAACGCTGCTGAGGCCGCTTCTCGGGGTAGTAGTCTCCATGAGCTCGCCGCACATGCCATCAGCGAGCAGGTCTATCTTCGTGAAGACGAGGAAAATCTCGCTACTTACTGTCTCGCCATGTACGTAAACGACGCCATCGATTTCGGCATGGTTCCCGAGCAGACTCTGTTCTACTCGCTCAACTGTTACGGTACGACAGACTCGATAGGGTTTGAGGAAGAGAACATGTTCCTCAGGATCCATGACTTCAAGTCCGGCGTATCTCCGACTTCCGAAAAACAGCTGTACGTGTACGGCGCGTTGTTCTGTCTGGAATACGGATACCTGCCGTACGAAATGAACGGCGAACTCCGTATCTACCAGTTCGATGGTTACAGATCCTTCGAGATCGATCGCGCATTCCTGGCTCACGTAGTAGACATGATCCGGATGCACGACAAGAACATCGAAGACTTCCGCCAAGAACGTCGTGAACGGAGAAGACTGTCGTGGAAATCTCGGTAGAGAATTACAACGAGCTTTACCACTACGGTATCCTCCGGAAGTCTGGACGGTACCCGTGGGGTTCGGGAGAAACGCAGTACGAGCGCTCCGTCACCTTCCTTGGTGAACTCGCCAAGGCTCGTAAGGAAGGTGTCAGCGACACTCTCTTCGCCCAGAGCTGGGGGATGACGACCCCTCAGCTTCGGGACAATGTCAGTCTGGCGAACAAGACCAAGAAGGCTGCTGACATTGCTCGAGCCACTCGGCTCAGGGAAGAGGGTAAGTCCAACGTCGCAATCGGTAGAGTCATGGGGATCAATGAGTCCTCGGTCCGTGCTCTTCTGAAGGATGGTGAAGCTGAGAAGGCTGCCATCCTCGACACCATTGCGGGAACACTCCGACGAAATGTCGAGAAGAAGAAGTACATCGACGTGGGTATCGGTGTCGAGCAGAATCTCGGCGTCAGCAAAGAGCGTCTGAAGACGGCCGTCAACATGCTGAAGGATGAGGGATATCAACTCCACTACATCCCGATTCCGCAGATCGGTACTGGTAAACAGACCAGTATGAAGGTTCTGACAGCTCCTGGTACTACATGGAGCGAGACGTTCAAGAATCGCGATCAGATTCAGCTGATCTACGGACGTTCCAGGGACTACGGTCGAACATTCGACGAACTCCTTCCTCCTAAGTCGATCAGTTCCAAGCGAGTGCATGTTCGATATGCTGAGGACGGCGGTACCGACGCGGACGGTACGATCTACGTTCGTCCGGGAGTCAAGGACGTATCGCTGGGCGGCTCGAGCTATGCTCAGGTTCGTATCGCGGTCGATGGCACCCATTACCTCAAGGGTATGGCTCTCTACAACGATGAGAACATGCCTCCTGGTGTGGACCTGGTGTTCAACACGAACAAGAAGAACACCGGAAACAAGCTCGACGCCATGAAAGAGATGAAGAAGGACAAGGACGGAGAGATCGACAAGGACGATCCGTTCGGCTCCATGATCTCTGATCAGATCTACGCGAAGAATCCTGACGGTACCTACAAGTTGGACACCTTTGGTCGAAAGATCGTGGAGTCCTCTATGAATATCGTCAACAAGGAGAACGACTGGGATGACTGGTCCAAGACCCTCTCGTCTCAGGTGCTTTCCAAGCAGCCGCGGAGACTGGCCAAGACTCAGCTGGATTTGACTTACGACAGCAAGACCCGTGAGTTCGAATCCATCATGGCGTTGACCAATCCCACGCTGAGAAAACACATGCTCGAGAAGTTCGCGGATGGCGTGGACTCCTCGGCCGTGCATCTCAAGGCCGCCCATCTTCCGCGTCAGGCGACCAAGGTCATTCTGCCTGTCAACTCCATGAAGCCGACCGAGGTCTACGCACCTACCTTCGATCATGGCGAACGTGTAGTACTGATCCGGTTCCCTCACGGACACATCTCTGAGATTCCGGAACTCGTCGTCAACAACCGTCACCCTGGTGCGAAGAAGCTTCTCGGTAACGCACCCGACGCCATCGGTATCCACAGTCAGGTTGCTGAACGCCTGTCTGGTGCCGACTTCGATGGGGACACTGTTCTCGTCATCCCTAACAATCATGGGAAGATTCAGAACAAGCCCCCTCTCAAGGAACTCGAAGGCTTCGATCCGAAGTCTGCCTACCCTAAGTACGAGGGTATGGAAGTCATGAGTAGCCAGACAAAGGCTACTGAGATGGGACTTGTATCAAACCTCATCTCAGACATGACTGTTCAAGGTGCACCTGATTCCGAGATCGCACGTGCACTCAAGCACAGCATGGTCGTCATCGATGCCGAGAAGCATGAGCTGAACTGGAAACAGTCAGCCATCGACAACGGTATCGCCGCTTTGAGAAAGAAGTATCAGAGGTCTGCTCAAGGTGGGGCATCGTCCGTCATCTCGAACTCGGGTACGAAGGCGACTATTCGTATCCCTGTACGGAAACTAAGGTCTGCTAAAAACGGTGGTCCTATCGACCGTGAGACTGGGCGTCTGGTCTATGAAGAGACAGGCGAGACGTACACCAAGACCGTGGTCAACAAGCGTACGGGTGCTGTAACCACCAAAGAAGTACTGCGTACGGAGAAAGTACCTAAGCTCTCGGTCAAGGACGCAAACGAGTTCATGTCCAAGAGTAACTCCGCTATCGAGAGAGTCTATGCGGACCATTCCAACAGACTCAAGGATCTCGCAAACCGGGCTCGTAAAGAACTCGTTGAGACCCCCAATCTCGAGCGCTCACCCTCTGCGGCCAAGGTCTACGCAGAGCAGGTAAGGGATCTGGAAGCCAAGCTCCGTACCGCTCTTGAGAACGCCCCCCATGAGCGACAGGCCCAGGTCGTAGCAAACGCCGTTGTTCGGATGAAGAAGGAAGCCTATCCGGACATGGACGATGCGGATCTCAAGAAGGTAAAAGCTAAGGCTCTGAAAGCTGCACGCATAAGAGTCGGAGCCAAGAAGACACTGATCGACATCACGCCTAAGGAATGGGAGGCCATTCAGGCAGGCGCCATCTCCAAGACACAGTTGGAGAAGATCCTTGAGAACACAGATCTGGACAAGATCAAGGAATTGGCGACGCCTAGAGAGAAGCGTGGTATGAGCGCAGGCGATTACAGCAGGGCCCTGCAGATGCTCGCCAACGACTACAGCAGAGCCGATGTAGCCAGGCAGCTTGGTGTATCGGTCTCTACACTCAACGCAGCCTTGAGAGGTGAATAGCGATGAGTGATGAGTACGTGCTTCTCAGCACCAAGGACAATCCATTCAATCCACATACTCAGTGGGCAGAGTGGTTCGCTTGGGACTATCCCCGGTATGACACCAACGGCCTACTGGCTAGGGTGATCATCACATCTGACGAACTGCCTCAGAACCTACGCGATGAAGCGTACAACGATGCAGTCGAAGAGATCGTGACCGAGAACGTCTCAGGTATGCA